TATTTGGACGTTTGAATAGGGCAGTACATTCTTCGGCGGCTTGTTCTCCAAGCTTCCATGAGTACTCGATGGCTTCCATACCTTGCCGTCCTCCGACATCAAACTCAACCATAACACTATCCGTATCTCCATACCTCACCTTTGCACCCGGGAAGTTCTTTTCGACATAATTCTTTGTCTCTTCAATCATACTTCGCCCCTTGTAAGTGGTCGTAGAAGCAATTGGTACACACGGAAGGATGCCCTTGCCAGCTCCAGTGAAACCATAGATGGAGTTCATAGATATTTTATATGCAAGTTGCTTTCCATTGTAGACTTCCTTCATAAATCCAGTGGCTGCAGCCATATCTTTTTTGGCTTGCTTTCTGAATTGCTTCAGTTCTAAAAGAATACTCGGAAGGAGACTTGGGACATCTTGTGCAAATTTGTACGTCTTACCATTGAGATCAAACTTTTCATAAGTAATACCTGGGACATTTCCATATCTCTTTTCGTCCATCACAAAAGTTGAATAACAAAGATTGTGAGCCATCATGATTGAAGGATACAGACCTTCAAAATCTAGAGCAGTAATTGGTGTATAGTACGCTCCACCTTGAGCTTCAAGAACCGTCGCTCCCTCATATTGTTCAACTGGGATCGCTCCATACCGAATAGTCGGAACCATGAAACCTAGCTCTCGAGCCTTTTTGGTCAACTGTGAAAATACCTTGATTTGTTGTCCACGCTCCACCAAGAAAGAGATTGGAACCCAAGTCGCCTTGGCCATCTCCACAAGGTTAAGCAATGTACAAAGACGTTTGGTCAACCGATGTGGTAACAAAGTATCCTTGATACAGTACTCTGCAACTTCACGAAGTTTGACTGGGTCTTCTTCAACAAAACGAGCAAACATTTCCTTCGCTGGCATATCAATCTTTTGATCACCGAGGTATAATTTCGAAACATTGTCCAACTTGTAAGAGTCCAATTTGTACCCCTTCTTTACTTCATGGAACAAATCAAAAATGAAACGACCCGACATCGGAAGAAGTTTCAACATGTTATCACCGAGGGCACTTGAAGACAATCTTTTGTAAACCATATCAGACTGAATGTCTCTGAGCTTTCCAAGGTTGTAAAATTGATTACTGCACTTGTTCATCGCAGCTCGTTTGAAAATATACTCAAGATCGAAACCAAAAATATTCCAACCAGTCATGATATCGACATCTTTGTCTTTCAAATAATTTCGGAATGCTTCGAGCATTTCACGTTCCGTATCAAAACTGATAATGTTACATCCTTCTAGGTTTGAATCAGTCTTTTTGTAACACAGACAAGTCTTATCATACGGTTCATCGGAACCAAATGTGCACAAGGAGATAGCAATCTGAAAACAGGCATCACCCCGAATGTCAGCATCCGGAAACTTTCCAGTAGAACTATTTGATTCAATATCAAACGAAGCCACAACAAATGGTGCGATATCATCACGCTTCACAGGCTTCAGGCTTTCCCAGTCATTACAGAAAAGATCAATGTCCGTATGAGCCAGATGCGAACGCACACATTCAGAACCAGTATCTAACCAACCCGTTGATTGAATGCCAGTCCGGTGCATCATACGAAGAATCGGATCAAGATTGGATTCGTAAACCTTCAGAGGGAATGGTCCAGACGAAAGTATCAGAGGTTTCTTCAGGAAAGCATCAGTCTTTCGACGCTTTTCAAGGTTTGAAAACTTGACTTGCATGAATAAAAATTTTTCGTTATTTTGAAAACCCCAGATGTCCTTTGACTCAACCACAATGTACTCAGAACACTTGTCTTTGATCTTTGCGTAAATTTCTTTGGCATACTTAATATCAGGTAACTTGATATAAAAGTAAGGCTCAAATGCAGTAGTGACACACACTGATTTACCATCTTCAGTCTTACCAAAGATACTAATCAAGTGGTCTTCGCCATCATCACGAGCCTCCCACGTCAGTGCTTGGAAGACAACCATATGTATCACACGACTCAAAATTTTAATATGCTTTACTAGTAAATGTCAGCCGCCTTGATTGACCTCGTGTCCAAGGGTGCCCAGGATGTGTACATCACTGGTCAGCCCGAAGTCAGCTTCTTCCGTCAAAACTACAAGCGTCACACGAACTTTTCTATTAAACCGGAACGTATCGATTACATCGGTTCCTTCGCGGCGAACGCCGAAGTGACGATCCCGATTAAGTCCAAGGGTGATCTCTTGAGCTACGTATGGATTGAATCCCCGGGTATTTCTGCCGTTGGTAACAACACGACTGGTCTGTTCTCCAGCAACGCTGAACCGACTGATTTCATGTTGTACATTGGTGGACAACAAGTGTGCAAGTTGGATTCTTTGTACGTCCAGGGTGTTCACAATGTCTTGTACAACGAGACACAGGCCCAAGCTTCCACTGCTGTTTCCACAGCTGAACTCAAGGAAAACGCGACGAACAACGCCGGTACTTCCGACCAGTACGTCATTCCGTTCTTCTTCAGCCAGGATTGGACTAAGTGCCTTCCGTTGGTTGGTATGCAATACCACGACGTTGAGATTCGTATCAAGTGCAGAGGTGATGGCTTTTCGCCGAGTGCGACACCGAAGGTGTATGCCATGTATGCCTACCTCGACACCGAAGAACGTAAGTTTTTCACGGAAGGTGAACACGAAATCTTGATCACCCAAACACAATACCAACCGGTGAGCAAGGAAGATACTGAGTTCGATCTCACGTACTTCAACCACCCAACCAAGGCTATCCACGTTGTGTCTTCCAACACGGCGGCCGTTAACAACTGGGATGTGGCCTACGGTTTCAGTGATGCTACGTTGTACATCAATGGCACCCCACTCTTTGAGAACATGTCCAAGGACTTCCACCACAGCGTTGTTCCGAAGATGCACTCTCAATTCTTGCCGGACAACCTTCTCCAAACGGCCCCGGTGTACACTTGGCCGTTCTGCTTGAACATCGGTAAGTCTCAACCGTCGGGCTCTTTGAACTTCTCTCGCATCGACACCGCGAAGCTAGCTGTTCGCGACCCGTATGGCGGTGGCAAGACCCATCGTGTGTACGGTGTGAACTACAATGTCCTCCGTATCAAGAATGGTATGGCTGGTGTTGCTTTCGGTAACTAAACTATATTACTCAAAAATCCATGTGGAGAGTAATATTTTTCCCATATAATACGGTTATTTTTCTGAATTTCATATAACCTATCCTTGTTTTTGATATAATAATCTTTGACTGATTGCACTATGTCATCATTCTCATTTATTATTATACCTATCTCATTCATGTCATACTTATCTTCAAATGGGAATACACAATCTGTATTTACTAGAATTGGTATTCTCCCCATCATCATGACATCATAAAATCTGTAACTAAAGTTACCAGCTCCTCTATAACAAAAAGTAAACAAATTTTCTCGTATATTACTCATGTATTCAGTTTTTGCTAGTTTCTTATCATTGATTTCGGGTGCCCAAAAACCACCGCGGATTATAAAGTTGGTCTTGATATCAGACTCGTTAAGTGTTTGTAAAAATCTAAATCTGTTATGATGATGTGCACCACAAAATCCAATAGTTAATTCTGGATTTTCCAAGTAACCATCAAAATGATCAGCGTCAATTGTTGGCAAAGCATACTCATTCGATTGTTTTGTTGATTTGTAAAAACTAGTTCTGAATATCTTTATGATTTTAGAATCCGGTGCAATAGGTTTATCGTTGTCATCATTATAAAAAATATAGAGAGGTTTGTTGAAACGTGAACATACTTCAAATAAAATCATAAATGTAGGATCATTGATATCAATAAACTTGTATGGCATTACACATATATCACAATCTGTAATATCATCGACATATTTGAACATTCTTTTACAAGTATCTATGATGTTGTGAAAACGACTATGACCCATTTTATTGTAGTGAAAATCTGGTATCGTTAGTTGATTCAAGTTTTCAAGCATTCCAAATAAAATAATGGTTTCCGGGGCAAATCTCACATGTTGTTTCAATGTATAGACACGAATCATAGTTAAAAATAAAACAATCTTTATGTTTAAATGGTTTATATAACACAACATGGTACCGATGGTGTCGGTCACCAATTACATGGATTGTTTAGTTGTATGATTTTACACAATATAAGAGATTATAAATTTGACCCGAATATTTTCATGAATAAACCATTTAACTTTGAACATTTATCCATCACAGAACGTGAAATGTGTAAAGCGTATATGATAGAGATCGCAAAACTTTTTAATCAATACTTCAAAGTAGAGTGTCTCGATTACAGAAACCATGTTCACGCACACGAACTTACAAACATTCCCGATGATTATGATTTGGATACAATTTATACAATCGATAATGCTTATTACTTCGATAGGTTGAACATGAATGAAAAAGAGGTGGCATTACATAATAATAATATAGACGTCGTTAAGAA